GTCGCCATGTTGCTGGATGGACTGAAGGCGTTTGACCCGGCCTCGTTCGAGAACTCGTTCCTGCGCCTGAACAACGCGCTCATCACCGGGGCCGTCACATCCGATCAGTATTCTGCGCTCTTTGCCAAGGCGATGGACGTTTACAGCGGGGCGGCTGAAGACGCGGCGGCCCAAGCCCAGGCGCTCGCCGCCGCAGCCGCCACCCAGCATCAACTCGACATTCGGCTTCTCCGCGCTCGCGGGCAGGACGCCGCCGCCATCGCAATCGAACAGGCCGACGAACTGGCGGCTGCGGCCAATGACAACCAGCGCGCCACCCTTCGGATGATCTATGCCGAGGAAACCTTGGCCAAGGCCCGGCAAGAGGCGAGCGCCGCCGCCCAGGCCAGCATCGACAAGTTCACGGGCCTGCGCGACAACCTGCGCGCCCTGCAAGTCGAGTTGAGCCGTGGGGCGCAAGCCGCCCTCTCGCCCGAAGCGCAGTACCTCGCCAACAAAGCCGAGTTTGACCGTGTGAGCGGTCTGGCGGCGACCCGGGACGCCACCGCCCTGGCCGCCTTGCCCGACACGATCCGGCAGTTCCTCGACGCCTCCAAGGGCTACTTCGCCACCAGCCAAGGCTACTTCACCGACCTCGCGGCGGCCCAGGCCTCGGCCGCGGGTGGGGAAAATGCAGCCGTCACCGCCCTGGACCTGGCGCAACAGCAACTCAACACCCTCGACCTCATCAACGCCTCGGTGCTTGGCGTGCAGGACGCGGTTCTAGGCCTGCCTGCGGCCTCAACCATTCCCACTGCGCCCACCACGTCCAGCGGCGCCCCTGTGGCCGACGAGGAGACCAAGCAGCTCCTGCGCGAACTGCTGGTGGAGGTGCGGGCCAGCGGCATCCGGGTCGGCGCGGGCCTGACCGCCCTGCTGGCCAAGGGCGACGAGATCGTTGAAGCCGAGGAAGGCACCACGCGCGCGGTGCGGGCCGCATGATCCTCGTCGAATTGACCGCCGCAATCGACGCCGCGGGGACGTTGCAGACCTTCTACGTCTCAACCGATCGCTTCGTCACCGCGCCTACGGACACGCCGGCCAACACCGCCTTCGAGCCGTCCCTCACCGATCCGGGCTCCATCGGAATCTCGGCTTTCGGGGATGGGCGAACCGGGGGCGGGACCAAGCTGGAGGTCGGCGAGATCGTGCTGGCCAATGCCAACGGCCAATACGACGCCTGGATAAACTACGGTTTCGACGGCCGGGCCGTCACCATCCGCACGGGCACGACGGGGGCTTATCCAGGGGCGTTCTCGACCATCCTCACCGGAACAGTCGAGGCGGTGGAGGCCACCCGCAAGCAAGTCGTGATCCGGCTGCGCGACAAGCAGTTCATCTTCGCCGTGCCGGTCCTGACGACAAAATATGCCGGGACCAACAGCCTCCCCAATGGCCTCGAGGGCACGGCGACCGACATCAAGGGCCAGGCCAAGCCGCGCACGCTGGGCAAGGTCTTCAACATCCAGCCGGCGTTCATCAACACCTCCAAGCTGACCTTCCAGGTGAGCGACGGGGCGGTGTCCGACATCGTGGCCGTCTATGACCGGGGCGCTTCCATCACCAAGGGCGCCGACTACGCCAACAGCACCTTGCTGCAAGCTGCTGCGCCGGGGGCGGGGACCTACATCACCTGTTTCGCCGAGGGGCTGTTCCGGCTGGGCACTTCGCCCGCTGGTGAGATCACCGTCGATGTGACCCAGGGGGCCAACGCCGCCGCGCGCACGGTGGCGCAGATCCTCAAGCAACTCGCCCTCGATGCAGGCGTCGCCTCCGGCTCCATCTCCGCCGCCGATGTGACCGCGCTCGATACCGCAAACTCGGCCGTCGTCGGCCTCTATGTCTCCGGCGACACGACGTTCCAGCAGGCGATGGACCAGATCGCCGCTTCGGTTGGAGCCTTCTATGGGTTCGACGGGGCTGGCGTCCTGCGGATGGGCCGGCTGGCCGCGCCGTCTGGGACGGCTGTGACGACCCTTGAGGATTTCCACATCCTCAACATCGAGCGCCGCGTGCTGCGCGATGTCAGCATTCCGATCTGGTCGGCCACCGTCAATCACACCCGGCTTGGCGTGGCCCAGCCAAATGACTTGGCCGGAGCCGTGACCGCCGCGACCCGCGCCTATCTCGCCTCGGAGTATCGTGCCGAAGTCGCCACCGACGCCGCGATCAAAACCCAGTTCCTGCTGGCGCCCGACATGACCGTCGACACCCTGCTGACCTCGGCTTCCGACGCCGCGACCGAGGCGGCCCGGCTACTGGCGCTGTTCAAGGTGCGCCGTGATGCCCTGGACGTAACGGTGCGCTCTGACGTGGTGGCGTCGAACGCCCTGAAGCTGATGGATGTCATCACCGTCAAGTCGGCCCGGTTCGGCCTCTCGGCAGGTAAGGACTTCCGAGTGCTCGGCATCCGCACCGAACTTTCCAAGTCGCGCGCCGTCCTGACGGTCTGGGGATAGCTGATGTCGAACTTTATCCTCGCCTACGGCAACCGCGCCGACCTCGCCACCTTGTCGGGCGGCTCGTGGGTCGCGGGCCTGCCGGTGAACAACCTCAAGGACCGGCGGCTTGGGTTGGTGGCGCGCTCCACGAACGCGGTCCTGACCTCCACCAAGTTCGACGCCGACATCGGGGCAGATAAGCTGGTGCGCGTGGTCGCCCTCGGAAACCACAACTTCTCACTGGCCGCCCTCTACCGCATCCGCGCGTTCAGCGACGCCGGCTATAGCGTCAACGTCTACGACAGCGGATGGAAAGAGGTCTGGCCGGCGGTTTACGGCCTGACCCGCGACTGGCAGGCTCCGAACTTCTGGAGCGGCAAATATCTCGCTGATGAGATGACGGGGTTCACCTGGACCCTGATCCAGTGCCTGCCCGCCGCGATTAACACCCGCTATTGGCGCATCGAGATCGACGATACGACCAACGCCGCCGGATACGTCCAGGCGGGCCGTCTATTCATCGGCGACGCCTGGCAGCCCCTAGTCAATATGAGCTACGGCGTCGGCCTGGGGTGGGAGAGCCCGACCGAGGTTCAGCAGGCGATTTCGGGGGCTGAATACTTCGACGAGCGGACGCCCTATCGCGTGGTCAAGTTCGAGACCGGCGTCATGACCGAGGCCGATGCGTTCGACAACGCCTCGGAGATCATGCGCCGGATGGGGCTTTCCGGCGAGGTGCTGTTCGTCTGGGACCCCGACGACACGACCCAGGCCCTGCGCCGCAGCTTCCTCGGCCGCCTGCGCCAACTCTCCCCCATCGAATATCCCTATTCCGGCCTTGATCGCACCAAGACCGGCTGGGAAATCAAGGAGCTCCAATGACTAATACCGTCACCTTCCCGACCTCCCTCGGTGGGGACGGGCTCACCTATACCGACGACGACGATCCTTCGACGGGCCTGGACGGCGGTGGCTGGCGCTCGCGGTTTGTGCCGGCGCTGTCCGGCGCCGTGGCCATGGGCAACAGCGCAGCCGCAAGCGCCATCTCCGCTATCAACGCGCCCGGCACGAACGCGACCAGCACCACACCGAACGCCATCGTCAGCACCGGCACGATCAGTCTGACCCTGGCGCAGACCGGCAAGGCGTTTGCCGTCGGCCAGTATGTCGTGGTCGCGGACACCGCGGCGCCTGCGACGAACTACATGATCGGCCAGATTTCGGCATTCAACGCCGGCACTGGGGCGATGAGCGTAGCTGTCTCCGCTTCAGGCGGCAGCGGGACGCCCGCTAACACGACGATCAGCCTGACGGCCAAGCCGGCGGTCAGCACCGAGACCATCGGCGACATCAAACTCGCCACGACTGCCCCGACCGGCTGGCTCCCCTGTGAGGGCGCGGTCTACACCAAGGCGACGTACCCGGCCCTGGCGACCCTGCTAGGCTCAATTCCTGGCGACTACACGTGGACGGCGCGGACCCCGACGGGGATCACAGCGGTCAGCTTCGTCAACTACGCGGCGGGCCTCTATGTGGCGGCTGGCGATGCGGCGGGCAACGTCTCAACCTCGCCGGATGGGATCACCTGGACCTCTCGCACGGGCAACCTTGGGGCTAACTCCCCCAGCGATTACGCCTACTTCAACAGCCTGCACATTCTCACCGCGAACGGCGGGATGCTCTCCAGCTCGCCAACGGGCGTCACCTGGACGGCCAGGACGGCTAACTGCGGCGCGGGCAGCATTCGGCTCTGCGCCGGGACCTCACGCCTTGTCGCGTTCCTTCAATCGAGCACGACGGTTTCAAGTTCGGCGGATGGCACCACCTACACGTCGCGCACCATGCCAGCAGCGATCAGCCAGATGGCGTTCGGCAATGGCATCTTCGTGGCGGCCGGAAACGCGATCATCAACACCTCTGCTGACGGTGACACCTGGACCTCGCGCACCGCGCCTGACGGCGGGAACTATTCCGACCTGCTGTTCCTGAACGGGTACTTCTATCTGGCCTATGGGGCCTCAAATCAGGTCACAGCTTTCCGCTCGGCAGATGGCATTACATGGACGGCCATCGCCTTTAACAACCCCGCAAGTGTGGCGTCCCTCTCCATAATCGTTCACGGCGGGGCGTTCCTTTGGAACATCAGGGGGGTACTTTACAGTTCCCTCGACTTCTCGAATTGGGAACGGCAAACCAGCATTATGCCGGGCGGCGTGGCCTCGGCTGGGGCGGTAAAGGCAGGGAGCGGCCTTGTGGTCCTGGCTGGCGGGGCGAGCATCTACACATCGCCCGATTACGACTTCAACACCTCCACCCAATTCCGCACGCCCGACCTGCGCGCCAAGGTTCCCCAGGCCCTGCAAGGCAAGGCCAAGTTCTACATGAAGGCGGCCTAAGCCATGATGATCTGCGAGGTTGACGGCAATGGCCGGTGGACGGGCGAAAGCCGCGAGGCGGACGAAAGCGAAGGCTGTCCGCGCGGCTGGCGGCTCATCGAACCGCCGACAGTAGGGGAGGGCGAGTTCGCCGAGTGGACGCCGGAGGGGTGGCGGATCACGAGTGACCCGGTGCCTGAGCCCGCTCCCACCCCGCCCCCCGTTCCCGAGGCCGTCGATATGCGCCAAGCCTCTCTGAAGCTGGACAGCGAGCCGAACGGCGAGGGCAC